AGGATGAAGATGAGGATGATGAAACCAAAAAATCGGAAGATTCGGCTGTGTTCGTTTTCGGAACAGATTCTGCCATTACGGAAGATGAAGGTCTGATAGAATATTTGAAATAAACAAAAGGAAAGAAAGATGCAAACAACAGTAAATCAAAAGTTAGCGTTCGGCGTTCCGGGTTCGTTCTATGACAATTCCCCTCGCCGTGTTGACCCTTATACCGTTGAAGAAGGTGCTATTGCTTTGGCATATACTGTCGATTCAACAGACCCGTCAAAAGCGGTTTTAGGTGGTAATGGTGTATTTGCGGGTATTGCTGTGAATACGAAAGAATATATCATTAATGGTATCGGTGCGTCTATGGCATTCCGTGAAGGTGATATTGCCCAATGTGCAACAATGGGTCGTATTGTCCTGAAATTGGCTGATGCTGTGTCGGTTGGTGATGCTTGTTTTTATAATGAAACAACTGGTGCTTTGAAACCAGGCACATCAGGTGCAACCGTTAGTGGTTATATCGAAATCCCGAATTCAAAGTTCGTTATTGTGGATGCTTTGGCGAAAGAATATTCGGTTTTGCAATTGGGTTAAACAAAAGGGGTAAATAGATGAAAACAAATGTTAAATTTTCAATCCCTGCGGATAAAGTAAAATCTTATGCGATGGATTCTAAAACCACCGAAACGACAATCGATGCTTTGGGTATTCATTATACAAAGAATGCTTTGCGTGAATTTAAGGCGTATGCCACTGATGCGGCACCAACCTTACAGACCACGCCATCGAATATGACACCAGTTCAGTTCCTGCAATTTTGGATTCCTGAAATGGTTGAAGTCGTTACAGCGTCCCGTGATGCTGATGCGATTTTGGGTCGTGATTTTGCAGGTTCTTGGGAAGATGAAGAAATCATTCAACCAGTTATCGAATATACAGGTCAAGTTCGCCCGTATGGGGATAAAACCACATTGAATCTTGCTGATTTTAATGTGAATTACGAACGCCGTACAATTGTTCGTATGGAACAAGATGTCGAAGTTGGTAAATTGGAAGCGGCAAGAGCGGCAAAACAGCGTATTGATGCACAAGGTTCTAAACGCCACGGAGCATCCTTGGCATTGGCTATCTCTGCGAATGATATTGCATTCTATGGATACAATGCGGGTGTTAATAAAACCTATGGTTTGTTGAATGACCCGAATATGCCTGCTTATACATCGTTGCCAAACGGTGCGGCAGGAACATCTGAATGGATGACAAAAACATTCAATGAAATCGTTGAAGATATCAAGAATATGTTTGCGGCTTTGCGTGTCAAAACTGGTAATAACTTTAAACCAGAACGTGATGCATCTGTTTTGGCATTGGGTGTATCTTGTATCGATGCGTTGCAGACAGTTAATCCATTGGGTGGAATATCTGTTTGGGATTGGTTGGGTAAGACCTATCCGAAATGCCGTGTAGAATCTGCTGTCCAATTGGATGGTGCAAATTTGGGTGATAATGTTGCGTATCTGATGGCTGAATCTGTTGCCGGAATGAAAGTTATCGGTCAGTATATGCAGGATGCGTTGCGTTTGATTGGTGTCGAACAGAAAGCGAAAGGGTTCTTGGAATGTTATTCCAATGCCACAGCGGGTGTTCTGTTGCGTGTGCCAATCGGGGTAGCCCGTTTTACAGGTTGTTAATATAAACTTGCTTTTGGTTAGGACGGGTGCTATGATGTATTCGTCCTAATTAAAAGAAAGGAGATAACAATGGCATATATTGTAAGTAAAGCATCCCAAGATAATGAATATTGTGATTGGCAGAAAGGGCGTAATGGTCTGAATGTCAAGAAGTTTTCAGTTATTATTAAGGGTGGTGCGAATGTATTGGATAAGAAAACTATGGAAACGCCCAATGGTGTTATTACGGAAGTAAGTGCGGCAGAATTGAAGTTTTTGGAAAGCAATACAGCGTTTAAGCGTCACCAAGAAAGGGGATGGGTCAAAGTGTGTAAGACCAAGGCAGATGCGGAAAAGAAAGCCGATGTGGTAGAGAAAGATGAAAATGGTGATGCAATAAAAGATGGGTCTGCACAGTTGACAGCGGAAGATTTTGAAAAGAAGGGTCAAAAACCGCCAATTGTCAATCCTGATGAATTGGTAAAGTAATTTTTGTTGTGTTGTTCTTGGTTCAAGGTGTGATAGCGGGGTCAGGGTTGTAAAGCCCGCCCCGTTAATTCGTAAAGGGGGAAAGATGTCAGTAACCGTGACAGTTGAAAATTTAAGGAATGCGTTCCCTGAATTTGGGAACTCTGTAAAATATCCCAATGAATATATTCAGCGGTTTATTACGATGGCGACAATGTATATATCGACAGTAAGCGGTCGGATTCGTGATGATGTTCGTGTATTGGCGATAGAATATATGACCTGCCATTTGATAACATTAAGTGCGATTGATGGGCAAGGTAATTCGCAGGGTGATGGAAATGGTGGTGGGGTATTGACTAGTGCCTCGATTGAAAGTGTGAGTGTGGCTTTTCAGGGTGTAATTGCGAATAATTCATTCGAACAATGGATACAATCGACACCGTATGGGAAGATGTATTGGGCATTATTACAGGCGAATAATCCTGCGGGTATTTATTGGGTTGGAAATTTAAGACCTTGGGGGGTGAGATAGTGGTAATGAAAGTCGATTTTCGGAAAAATGATAAGATAAAACCTCGTGTATTCAAAGAGGGGGTGGTTCGTGTTGGTTTTTTCGATACATCGAAATATGATGATGATACCTATGTGGCACAAGTGGCGAGATGGAATGAGTTCGGGATAGGTGTCCCTGAAAGACCGTTTATGCGACCTGCGGTATTTGAGAAGAAAGCGGAATTGAATGCTTTTTTGCGGTCAAAGTATAAACAGGCGATAAAGGATAAGAAAGACACAATGAAAGTATTAAGATTGTTTGGTGAAAAGGTTGTGTCGGAGATTCAGAGTCAAATATGGAATGGGCATTATGTTCGTAATGCGGATTCAACCATCGCAAGAAAGGGTCGGAATAAACCATTGATAGATACCGAATTTATGGTTAATAGTGTGAGTTATAAGGCAGAGGAGGTCAAAGGGTTATGATAAATGTGTTAAAGGCGGCATTAAGGGCTATTCCAACGCAGAAAATCACATATAAGAAGTTCACTGGGGTAAGCCCGAATAGGATTGGGTTAATGGTAAATACTTATGCCGACCCTGTGGAAGTAGATGGAAGTATTCAGCCCGCAAGTGCGGATACCTTGTATAAGTTAGGAATTGCGAATACTGGGGATATATTTGTATGTGTATTGCAGGGTGATGCGGTATCTGTGGCGGAGGTTCAAAGTAATGATTTAATTATCAATACTGCGGGTGAGGTATTCAACATATTCAAGTCGGATAGATGGTATGATTATCCTAACCAAAATTGGAATCGTATATTATTACGGAGGGCAAAGAATTATGGAAGTTAGTGGATATCACGGTCGGAATGAAATATTGGATAAATTGATAGTCGGAATCAAGTTGATGCTTGATGAATATGGTTTGGGGGGTTCGTGGCAAGTTGCCAGTTTGAATCAGCCGACCATTCAGGGTTTACAGAATAACACGGTATATGTGGATATAATCAGCCGTAGGCGGTTTGGGACACAAGGGACAAAGCTCGTCAAGGTGGGTAATCAATGGGTTGAGTCGAGTGTTTGGTATGAAGAATTATTGATTCAGGTGGGTGCGTTCAAACAGCGTGACCCGAATACTGATACTATATCGACCTTGACTAGTTCGGATGTTATTGAATATTTACAGGGGTGTGTAAATGCGGACACGGATTTAGGTTCGGATATTCGTGGTGTTGGTCGGTATGGGGTTGGGAAGAAAAGTTATTTTGGGGAGGATTGGTTGGAAGTAATCCGAAGCACAGATATGCGTGAATTGGATTATGAAACTGATAGTGGGTTGAAAGAAAAATTCCCACAGTTTGATTTTACATTGGTGGTGGGGCAAAACCTATTGAAAACCGATGTGAATTTTGCTAACATTGAAATAGAAACAGAAAGGATATAAAAAATGGCTATATCGCAAAACAAATATATAAATATTGTATCTGATGTGGGTGGTGGTGAAACTATTCGTCAGCGTGATTTAATGGGTCGTGTATTTACGGCGAATTATCTTGCCCCTGTGGGTCAAGTTGTAGAATTTACTGGGGGTTCAGCAGTTGCCTTGGAAAACATTGGTGAATACTTTGGTGTAACCAGTGATGAATATGCGTTTGCTAGTAAATATTTTCAACCGAATAAAAAGGGTATGTCACCGCAGAAAATATCATTTGGTGGGGTCAGCACAAGTGATACATCTGCTATGATAATCGGGGTTCGTGGTGTGAAATTGGCTGATATACAGGCAATCACCACAGGAACATTATCATTGACAGTAAATGGTGAATTGAAAGAATATGATAGCATCAATCTGTCAAGTGCGACCAGTTTGAATGCTGTTGCCACGGCATTAACCGCTGTTGTTACATCAGATGGTTTAGAAGTTGAATATGAAACTGAAACGGGTCGTTTTAATATTAAAACGGTTACAGCAGGCGAAGGACAAGTGTTAAGTTTTGCGGAGGGTTCAGTTGCCGAATTATTGGGATGGACAGAATCTTATGGGGTTTTGGTTGAAGGTCAAGATGGAATGACCGCACTTGAAACAGTAGTCGATTCAGAAGGTTTATCGAATAATTTCTTCTCATTCTGCTTTTTGGGCGTAGAATTGAGTAATAATGATATTACAGGATTGGCTGAATGGGTAAGCACACAGAATGTGAAATATTTGTTTAGTTTGGGTGTGACACCGAGTAATGCGGAAACTATTGCCAATTTGGTAAAAAGTTATGATGGGGTTGCGTTAACCTTGGATATTTATGATGAAATGGCAGAATTTATGCCAATGAGTCGTATTGCCAGCATTGATTATACAAGACCGAATTCTGCGATAAGTATGTTCTATCAGCAGTTCAATGGGGTTGAAGCGTCTGTTAATAAGACGAGTGTGGCACAGAAATATGATGCCCTGCGGGTGAATTATTATGGTGCGACAAGTCAAGCGGGTCAGGAAGTGTTATTCTATCAGAATGGAGTATTACAAGGTTCTATCACGGATATGGGTGTATATGCCAATGAAGCGTGGTTGAAAGATTCGTTTGTGACGGGAATATTGAATATGCGTTTGGCGTTAGATACATTACCTGCGAATAATGTAGGTGTTGGTATGGTGATAAGTTCTATGATGGAAACGATTAATTTATCGCTGTATAATGGTGTGACGAT